ATGGGGACAAGCGCATGACAAAGATTGAGTACCTGCTGTATGCGGTGATGATTTGCGTGCTGTTCGGCCCCGGCGTCGCTGGGGAGTTTGTCAAAAAGCTACTTGGTTTGTGAGGCTTTCATGAATGCGCTGGTTTTGGATCTTGCTCATAAGTTGGATTTTTTGGGCAAATGCCAAAGCACCATGCGCTATTTCAGATTTTTATGGGTTGGCGATGACTTTGCACAACCCATCAGAGCGGCATCAAAGACTGTCGCAGTGGTTGCTAACCAATGGAGAAAATTGCAGTTCTGCTGAGTTGGTCAACATTTGGAACAACTTGGCTTTGTGGGCAGGTGTAGCGGATAGCGCAGAACTACGGGCAAAAATCCTGTACTACTACGCTTTGGCAGTTGAGAGGGAAAAGAAGTGATTTCCTTTGACAAGTGGTATCCAATGGTGCATCCCAACTACGACACCAAAACGATTGCCGTGGACAAGGCAATTGAAAAGGTGCAGGAGGAGTATCTGCTCGCAGTCAAAGCCAATAAACTTGAACTGCGAACCTTGGAGGTTGAGTTAGAGCTTTACAACAAAAAGGCTAGAGTCAACCAGCTTGAAATGGAAATGTTTGCCAACCATAGACGTTTTGAAATATTTGTATGAACAAACCAATACGCCAACCACGAAAGCCTCAGATGGAAACAAAAGAAAAGTTGACGCTGTGGGTAACGCTCATGGTCAGTACAACGCTTTGTCTGTCTGTATTGGCTATGGTGACTAGCTTTATGCTTGGGCTGTGGGCAAAAGAAGTGGACAATGCCGAAATCTTCAAGATGATAAGCCCAGCGTTCAGCACACTAATTGGAGGCATGATTGGATTCCTGTCTGGTATCAAACTCATGCAAAACGAAGACACTAAAAAGGACGGCAAATGCTGACATTACTATCAACCCTGATTTCATTCCTGATGGGCGGTCTGCCCAAGCTTTTGGAGTTCTTCCAAGGTAGGCAAGACAAAGCCCACGAGCTGGCGCTGGCTCAGCTTCAGATTCAGCGTGAGCTAGAGATGCGCAAACTGGGTTTTGAGGCACAAGAACGGGTGGAGCACATCCGATCTGAGCAACTGGCAACAGAGAGCGCGGCTAACACCCAGCAAGCCCTGATTGGAGCTCAGCAGGCAGAGATGCAAGCCATCTACGCCCACGACGCGAGCTTGAACGAGGGAACCAGCCAGTGGATGAAGAACCTGCGTGCTTCTGTCCGACCTGTTATCACTTACGGCTTCTTCTTTTTGCTGGTCTTTGTGGACTTGGCAGGGTTCTGGTACGGTTACTACATGAGCGTTCCATTTAATGATCTGCTGGAAATGCTGTGGGATTCTGAGACCCAAGCGTTGTTTGCCAGCATTATTGCTTTCCACTTTGGTGGTCGGGCATTCGGTAAATGAAGATCTCAGACAAGTGCCTGCACATGATCCGCCACCATGAGGGTGTGCGGCAGAACCCGTATAAATGCCCAGCAAAGTTGTGGACTGTGGGCGTTGGGCACGTCATGTTCCCAGAGCAGGGGAAGCTTAAAATTGACCAAAGAGACGCATTTGTACCCCCACCAGAGGCTATGCGCAAATACTCAATGGAGGAAGTTGATGGAATTCTTAGAGCCGATTTGCAACGCTTCGAGCGTGGGGTGCACACTTACTGTCCTTGTGATCTTACACAGGGTATGTTTGATGCTCTTGTTTCTTTTAGTTTCAACGTCGGTCTTGGAACACTCCAGCGTTCAACGCTTCGTCAAAAGTTGCTTCGAGGCGATAAAGAAGGTGCGGCACAGGAACTCCTGAAATACTGCATGGCAGGGGGAAAAATCCTCAAGGGCTTGCAAAAACGCCGTATCGACGAACGGGCGTTGTTTTTATCTTAAAGGCAGACTAAAATGCCACAACGAATCTACGAGGTGAACGCATGACGACCGCAAGTGTTATGACCTATGACAGTTTGGTCGAGAACATCCAGTCATATCTGGAGCGTACAGACACCGCCACGCTGGACAAAATCCCCCTGTTTATCATGCTGGCGGAGCAAGTTATTGCCGCCGAGATCAAGTTCTTGGGCAACTTGACGGTTAACACCAGCAACATGGTTGCAAGCAACGCAGTGATTGCTAAACCAGCTCGTTGGCACAAAACCGTATCGATGAACATTACAGTTGGCGGAACTCGTCAGCCAGTGTTGCTTCGTAAGTACGAATACTTACGCGAGTACTGGCCCTCCCCCACGGATACGGGCACTCCTGTCTATTACGCTGACTACGACTACACCAATTGGTTAGTTGCCCCAACTCCAGACACTGCATACGCTTTTGAGGTTTTGTACTATGAGCGCGTTCAGCCTTTGGACAGCTCCAATCAGACCAACTGGTTTACCATTTACGCTCCACAGGCTTTGCTGTACGGATCTTTGTTGCAAGCGATGCCATTCCTTAAAAACGACGACCGCATTCCTATGTGGCAAGCCCAGTATCAAGCAATCATGCAGACGCTGATGGCTGAGGACAAGTTGCGTATTGCTGATCGTCAAGCGATTGCGGCAGACTCATGAGCTACGTAAGCCCCTTCACTGGTGACGTAATCCAGCCAACCGACGTCAGCTATCGTGCGGTGACGCTGAGCGCCAACACGCAGTTAAACTGGCCCTCCAACAGCACGACGAACACCGACTACGCCGCTAGGATCATGCAGGTGACTGCATCATCTGGTAGCTTGAGCATGTACATGCCACCAGCCAATCAGGCTTCTGTTGGTAACGACGCCCTGATCCGCAACATCGGTGCAAACACGTTCACCGTCAAAGACTACACTGGGACAAACACAATTGTGTCTGTAGCCGCTGGTGAGTCCAAGTACATCTACATCACCGCCAACCCAACTGCTCAAGGCACTTGGGGCGTTATTGCGTTTGGCACTGGAACATCCTCTGCTGACGCCGCAACGCTTGCTGGTTACGGTTTGGTCGCTAGTGGGGCTACTCTCAACCAAAGTCATCCTAGCTCCGCTATCACGACAGGAACAACCTTTGCCACGACTGACAGAGCGCAGACTCGTGTCTGGGGTAGTGGAACAGGAACAGCAACACTTCCTGCCGCCGCAACACTTGGGAACAATTGGTTCACGTTGTTTAAGAACAACGGGACAGGCTCGTTCACAATCTCATGCTCTGGCGCTGAACTGATCGACGGCAACAGCACAAAGACGTTCAACCCATCTGAGTCGGCATTTATTGTATGTACAGGGACTGCGTACGTGACTGTTGGTTACGGTGTCAGCTCCTCGTTTGTTTTTACAGCGCTGACCAAGGCTGTGACTGGTGGATCTGTCTTGTTAACCAACAACGAGGCGGCAAACAACATTCAAGAGTATGTTGGAAGCTTGTCAAGCAATGTGGTTGTTACGTACCCGCCAGTTGTTAACTTGTATGTCATTTCAAACCAAACGACTGACAACGGGTACAGCCTAACGGTGACGACGGGGTTGGGCTTCACGGCGACAATCCCCCCGGGGCAACAAGCCACCCTCATCTGCGACGGAACTAACTTCCTAAACGCTAACACCACGCAGGCTGGCGCAACAAGCACCAGTTTGGTTGACGGTACTGTTGGGACTCCTTCACTCAACTTTGCCGCAGAAACAAGCACTGGTATCTATCGCCCTGCGGCTGGTGAGCTTGGCATCTCAGTTCTTGGAACCAAGCGCGTTGGCGTAACGGCAACTGGTGTGTCTGTGACAGGAGCTGTAGCCGCCTCTGGCGCTGTGTCTGGGACAACTGGTACGTTTACGACTGGAATTGCTGGGGGCACGTTCACATGACCAAAAAGGTTTTTGCCCTCGACACGAAGCCGGGGATCCAGCGCGACGGTACTGTCTTCGACAAAGAGTTTTACAACGACGGTCGTTGGGTTCGCTTTCAACGTGGTCGCCCTCGTAAGATGGGTGGGTATCGTGAGATTGTGAACGACTTGGCGGGGCCCTCTCGCGGGATTTACCTCAACCCTCAGCAGAACTTCAACAACGTGTTCAGCGGTTACGCTGGTGGAATGCAGTTGCTTCCAATCAACAACAGCGGAACTGGTTCTGGCATCACAGATATGACGCTGTCTAACTTCAAAGCCAACGCAACAATCTGTTGCAAGTTGATACGTTTTATGACCTTCATGGGACATGAAGTAAATTG